TCTAGATTTTCAAACGCAATTAAACCTTCTAATACTGCCATGGTGCTTTCCTTTTGGTTGTGATGGTACTTAAGTACCTTTTGGTTAATACTTTAATTATTTATAATAACTTTCCCTTGCTTACCTAAGTATTATATACGGCACTGACTAACTCGTCAAGCTCTTTCGTACTTAATGTCTCAGAAACATGTCTTAAATCATCTCCCAGCTCATTCAGTGCATCGTTAGAATGAGAGAAACAGGTATTGCATAAGTCTACATGATGCCCTGTATATTTGTCAATACGTTTTAATTCATATTCGCCTAGTATCTGGTCACACGCTTTACATCTACTCATTGGGAAACACCTCTTTGTGTCTGGTTGCCATCTCCTGATAGGGGTTGGCGTAATATTCATCTCTGACCTGCCTAGTGACTCGCTGGGTCAGCTCTGATAGTGACATACAGTATACCTGATACTCCACTAGCTCGTCTACCATTACATGTGCCGCTGGCTCAATCCAATCATTCTGGTCATACTCATAACCCAGCAGGTTTTCTTTTATTTTACTCATTATTTCTCCTTTGATCTAAAAAGGGCATAAGCAAGGCCCGCTGTTACAACGATAATACACCATAGCCACATTACTCGTCAACCTCCTCGTATACCCTACCATAGCTAATTAAACATAGCGGTAAGCTGATTAGTGTATCCATGAAGGGCAAGGCTCCCATCTCCCCAGTTGAGGGGTCATATATCCACACAGCGCGCCCATCTGCAAACTCTAGGTCTATCCCCACGCCTAAACGGTACTCTATGGATAATGAACGTCCGAATAATATCATAATGGGTTACTCTCGTCTATCAGTTCCTTTACAAATAGGCCGTCAATCATCTGACCTTTCCTGTCCTTAATATCCCCGTATGCATGCCACAGGCAATCAAACAGGCTCAGATTGTTCCTAGTGGCGATGTTAATCAGTACTACCATTATATCGCCTATGTCATCAATTGGCGTTAGATCGGCATTAAGAGACAATCTCAGCTCCTCCACCTCCTCTATCAGCTTCTCGAATTGCTGTATATCGGATGACCCATCTATCAGGTTGCGATCTGTGTGCCATTGTATAACCTTACTCTCCATCTCTCCTAGTGTCATTCGCTGTACTCCTCCAACCATTGTAGGTCTGCTTTAATGTCTGCTAGTGCCTCGTCAATCTCCCATTGTTCCACGGGTGGGTATTCATCGGCATCATCTAGCAGGTGTTCGTCCCCATGTAATTCATTGTCATTCATAATATCACCTTTTAAAGTATGTATGTGCCGATAGCATAGCCTATAGGCCAGCCAATTGCAAATCCAATTAGGCCCCATTTAGTATAAAAATATAGCTCTTTCATGATCGTTTATCCTGTGTTTATGCCTGTTTGATATCGTTTATGGTTGCATGCCTAGGGCCAGTGTTTCCACCCAGTACCAGCTATAAGCCCCTGCTATGGCCATTAGGCCAGTGACTGACCACCCTATAACCTCTGCTATTATGTTTTGCACAGTATCGCGTTTCTGTGCCTCCTCGATCTGTCTACGCATTGCGCTATTCATGCTTGAACCCTCTCTATAGCTGGGTATAGTGTACGCAATCGCGCCCAATGGTCTGACAGTGTGGGTCGTCTATGGTTTAACGTGCGCCCCGCGTTGATAACTCTATGCGCTTGCGCCTCTGTTAGTCCGTAGTACTCCGCAAAGCGTGGCACTGTCAGGAAATTACTGAACCAATCGATGTAGAGTCCTTCTATTTTTTGTCTGTTAGTCATTACGCCACCTCGCTATAATCTGAGTCACATTCGCTGGTAGATGTCAGCAGGCAATCAATGCGGGCCTGTGGCACTGTAAGCGCCTCACAACCCTGTAGCCATTTGTTGATGTGTTTGCTAGTGGTAGCACTGTACCATTGCTCTGTGCGCACTAGTGTGCCATCGGTTAGGCACGCTGCTACTGGTGTTTCGTAGCTGAAAAACACCTGTGCAAATCCTAAATCTAATTCGGTCATGTTACTCGCTATCTGTTTAATTTTCATCTGTACTGCCTCTATTGGTTTAGTTTAGTTGGTTTATTAATGACTGCCAGTATGCCTGACAATCATAGACAAATCTACTATTACATTGCTCCCGATGTTTTTAATGCTACGTATAGTAATACTATAAAGCCCAGTGTTGCAAGTATAACGCCGTCTTGAAATTCCATTGTTATTATCCCTCTATTATTTTAGGTAAGTCGCTCAGGTATACAGCTCGCATTTTAGCCTGTTCAGACCAGTGCATCGTATTTCCATAACGCTCTTTGCGTCTGATCATCTTGCTGCGATATACCGCCGCGTCATGTCCTAGAATGCCTAGCTGTACAGCGTGGTCTATCAGTGCCTGTGCCTGTGTGATTGTCATTGCCTGTGCCTCTGTGTTTGGTTGTGGCCGTCCATGGCCTGTGTTTGGTTTATCCTGTTAGCCTGTCAGTATTGCGGATACTCTCAAGTCTCTCAAATGTTCGACCTGCTCCTGATACTTTAATATTTCTGCGTCTATTACTGCTAATACGTTCGGTGCTTGATGGTTCGCACGCTCCTTCTTCCAATACGTTATCATATCCATTGCGTTTAGTGTTTGGCTACCTAATGTTGAACTCATGATGTATTGCCTCATTTTGGTGCGTTTATTTGTTTAGGTCTTTCTCGTCTTGATGGTGCTATTTTATACAGATCGACAGTATTGTCTAATGATTTAAACGCATGACCTCAATTAACTTTATGCATCCTGTGCATGACTACTGTATACCTTTAATCATGCGCGCACGCGTAGCAATAAGCATGCCAACTATTTACCTATGCAATACCTGTGCCAAGTTGTGTGTGCCTGTGTCATGCAATATCTGTGCCATAGGTACCCTAGTGCATCCCCACACTTGCCCTGTGTATAACCTGTGGATAACTTATGTTCCACATGGAACCTAGCCCTGCCTGTGGATAACATCGGTAAAACCTGTGGATAACTTAGGGGACGGGGGGGCCGCTGGGCTTCCGGCTGTATCAGGGGTACCCTACGGCATACAAAAAAGTAGCAATTTGGGATTAATGGTGTATAATTAGGTCTGACCTGTATATACATGTGTAGACATAAGCCCTTGATTAGCTTAAATAAACCTTGACACCACCTGTGATAGCCTTTAGTTATTAAAGGGACGGCCCTTATGTATAAATATGTTAACATTAGTAAAGAAAAGACTTGACTTTTGGTTAAAAATATGGTATAATTTATAGTATAACTAAAGAGATAAAAGCAACCTCGCGCCTTAAGTACCTTAAGCAAGTTTAGGATTGATCTTTAAATAATAATTAAAGAATATACTAAAGTATACTTAAGTATCCTTAAGATAACTAGGAGTAGACTTTGAGTAGTAAAGAATCAAAGGTTAGTCAGCCCGCAAAGCGGGTTGGGCGACCAAAGAAGACAGATATAGTGTCAAAAACCACTGGTAAGCGTCAGGCAGTAGGCCGACCCAAGGGTGACGCAGCGACAATCAACGAGTACAAGGCTAGGATGCTGGCCTCTCCTAAGAGTAGGAAGGTATTAGACTCGATATTGTCAGCAGCTTTGGACGATGACCATAAGAATCAAGCAGCAGCATGGAAGCTCTGTATGGATAGGTTACTACCTGTCAGTTATTTTGAGAAGGATAAGGTCAACGGAGGCAAGAGTGCTATCAATATCTCTATTACGGGAGTTGGTGGGGAGACTACTGTTATCTCTGGCGGCGAAGAACCCATTGAAGGGGATTATACTGATGTATAACATTAACAACGATTTAGATTACTTCACTAGAGAAGAGTTTGCTTGTCAGTACACTGGCGAGAACGAGATCAGTGATGTATTGCTCTTGAAGTTAGATTTGTTACGTGCTAGGTGTGCATTCCCCTTCGTCATCACGAGTGGTTATAGATCAGAAGACCACCCAATCGAAAGAAAGAAAAAAAAGGAGAAAGCAGGAACCCATGCCCAAGGAATTGCAGCGGACATTAAAGTTAGTAACGGGACACAAAGGTACACAGTTGTTGAAGAGGCCATTAAGATGGGCTTTACGGGAATTGGAGTTGCT